TATAATCTTTAGTATCAACTGTTATAAGTTCTAAGTTCTCTTGTAGATTGTCAACAACATCCTGATAGTCAAAATTAATAGCTTGATCGTTTTTGTCCATAAAGCACATAACATCATATGAAAGCTCTCTATGTCTTTTTCTATCAAGCTTTTTGTCTAGGTTATTATAAACAACTTTAATAAAAAAACAAGGCTCGTTAAAGCCTTGCATTATCTTATCCACATATATTTTATAAGTTGGGTACAACTCTTTTAATTTTTTGGATATTGCTCTTGTGAAATTATTTGTCACCTAATATCACGTCCTAAATTTTGAATCCTTCTGTTTAAATAATTATATACTCTTCTCTCACTCGGTTGAGTAGCTTTTTCGAGCATATATTTACCTTGAACAAAAGTATTTTGCTTTCCACCTACAAACATTCCTTTCCCTGCATTTCTGTCATAAGCAAATGAATTACCTACCCAATATCCCGGCACAAAATGAGATCTAAAACCCTTTTCAATAAATGAAGCATATTCAGATGAATTACCCACTTCCTTTTCCCAACCTTCGGAAGTCCTTTTAATAACATTTGTATACCAACTACCTCTCAAATATCCAGTATTAACAGGTGACAGTTTGATAGCATCTCTTCTTATTTTTTGACCTTCAATTTGCAACGCCCTTTTTGCTTCTTGCTGAATATCAGCTCCAAGATTTTCAAGTTTCTGAACTAACCTTTCAAATTCTCTTGCCATTCTAGTCGCCATCTTATCACGCCCTTTCATCTCTCATTAAAGGCACTTCTTGATGCGATGAATATACAAGAGGTTCTCCTGCATACATTATTCTTGATTCGTTGTTAGCAGCAATAGTTATTATAATTTTATCCCCCGGCTTAATTAGCACACCTGGATCCAAGAATAAATGGGCTTCATATTCTATGTTATTACTAGTTTCAGTTTGATTAGTAGCCTTTAATGTTTTTTTCGATAAGGCACAGGGCACGTTGGAATGCACAGGTTGGTATGTAAGTTTGGATATGTTATCTGCATCCTCAGTGGGTTGTTTACGGTACACCGTAGCAGTATCGAAATAAGTTTTTGCCAAAATATCTTTTTCATTCATTTACGCCACCCTCACCTTTATGTATGGGATTAAAGACTTTTTATAATCTTCTTCCCAGGACAATTTAGACATATCTCCATACTTAATTTTTGTATCGCCACGCTCTATTTCAGTAACATCAGAATATTTATCAGAATCAACATCAGCTTTAATTTTTGCTACTAAGGATAAAAACTCTTTACTTGGAGCCAAGCCTTGTAATTTGCAATCTATGCTTGGCTCATCTAGTAAATCTTCTACAACAACTATTGTATTGCTGGTTGCAGATGCAATTTTACAAACTGAATCATTTAAAATAGAACCAGTTATTTTAATGTATTGACCTGCAATGTATTTTTCTTCAAAGTTAATTGTAGAAGTTATAGTTTTAGTAGCACTATCAAATGACATTGTTAATTCCTCTAAGCTTCTTACAAAGTAATTGTTACAATATTTCATTACAACATCTAGCATATCATCACGCCCTCCTTCCCATTCTAACCTTTCCTTGGCTTAAAGTTATCGAAGAGCATAGTAACGGATTTGAAATTCCTGCTAGTAGAGTAATGCCTACAAGTGTATTCCCAGTTTCTTTTTCATCTAAAGCGATAGCGCTTATTATTGCATCTTCAATTACTGTTATCCAATAAAAATCCCCAGTATGCTCTTGATTATCGGTTATTGTTTCAGATCCATTATTGCCTAGTGATTCTTCTAATCTAGCTTTTGACTCTCCAGTTAATTCTCCACCCATTATTTCACCTTCTTTGTATCTTTTTTATCCTCACCATTTGTTGCATCACCATTTTTATTTGCATCTTTTTTAAACTCTTTTTTTATATTCTTAGGATTTTTAACACATCTTTCTTTATGAAGCTTTATAACATTTAAGCTATATTCATCTTTACAAAAATTACATTTAACCATTTTTATCACCTCGTAAAAATATTAGAGTGCTAGGATTAACCTAACACTCTTGTTGCTAACTCTGGGTAAAGTGGAGCATATCCATATAGAGTATCAATAGACATAATAGTTGTCTTAGTGCTAATATCATAGTCCATAGTAACTCTTATAGTTAATCCATTGTAATTAACAGTATAACTTTGAGCTCCTGGTGTTGGCTCTAGAGGTCTAGTTACAAATCCAAATGCAGACTCATGAAATGCTAAGTTTGCAACGTGTCCACCTGCAGTAACATCAGGGAAAGTTACAGCTTCAACAGTAATATCAGCAGACATTTGAGGATATAGTTTAGTAGTTACAACACCAGCAATTGCAGATGCAGTATCTTCTAAAACCACATATTGTTTTCCGTCAATTGTCATTACATCGCCTTTTAGCAATTTAGCAGTTGAAGCTCCAGCAGCACTTGTTAAAGTTGCACTAGTATATTTAAGTCCAGTAGTTGCATTTACGGCATTTACGGCACTTACATCAGCACTCGCAGTAACATCATCTAAAGCAGTATATGCGCCTGCAGTATGAGTTTTTACAGCTTGAGCCATGTAGTTTTCCATGCCTTGAATTCTACCAATAGCACCTTCTCTTAGTGCTTGTGTTGAGCCACTTTTTTCAGCGTTCACAATAGCATCTAGAATACTTAATTTAGCATCTGCATCAGGATCCCATACTGCTCTTCTTTGCACAGTTGGAACTTTATTAACGTTAAGTCTCTTTCTTGCATTTGCAAAATCATCTAATCCGTCAGGTGTAGTTCCTGATGCGCCCTCGAAAGAGTTTACATACTTATATAATTCTAATCCATCATTGTTAATTTTTTCACCTATTGCAACCAAAGCAGGTCTTAACACTAATCTGCTAAAATCATCAACGTTTAAAGCCATTTGTTTTGCAGTTACAGAAACAGATACGTCAGCAATTTTGTCTAGTTTAACCAACACTGGATGAGGATTAATTTCTTGCAGATTAATTGTGCCTGAGAACTCATCTGCAACATAAACCGCTGGTCTTTCTACTTGAATTGTGTCACCTTTTTTAGCAAAAGTATCACTATAGTTTTTGTTAATTAACTCAGGAAATACTAAATTTTCCTGTAAAATTGGTAGTGCTTGTCTTGCTATTTCTTGTAACGTTAAAAATTTATTTGCCATTAATAATCACTCCTATTTTTTATTTTGATTTTCCAAATACTTAAAATACTCTTCATCACTCATTTTTGAAAAGTCTTGCTTATTACCACCTTGACCACCTTTTGGGGAATTACCTCTTAATCTTTCGTTTACTGCGCTTTCAATTGATTTACTGAAAGCTTCACCAAATCTTTTTATATTTTCATTTGTTGCTTCTGCATCATTCCCCATAAGAAAATCAGCAAAATCGACTGGAAGCTGTTTCTCGCTTAAAACATTAATAGTATCAAGCTTAAGCTCCCTCTTTCTTATATCAGATTCTTTTTGAGAAATTTCTTCATTTTTCTTTTTTAATTCTTCTTGCCTTTTTTCATCAGAAGAAAGTTTAGCAAGTCTTTCAGCTTCTCTTCTTTCCTGCTCAATCTTACCTTTGAATTCTTCTTCCCATTTAGATTTACTAGTTTTGATAGCCTCACTAACTCTTTTATCAGTTTCAGACTGAAGCATTTTATCTACTTCCTCTTTTGTAAACGTTTCAGGTGTGTTATTATCCCCTGCACCTTCTCCAGTTGACCCCTCTCCACCTTGTGCGTTACCTTCGTCACCTTCTGCGAATAATTGTAGATTGTACTTAAATTCCTTTAACATTCTATCTCTCCTTTTGCCCCTTACAGTTCTTTAACCCTATAAGTTGCCTTGAATTTATTTTTATATTAAAAAACACCTCTTACGAAGCGCTTTTATTCACATACTTATTATACCATTCATTATAATTTATATTTGCAGGAACTTTATAATATTTACCTTGTGGGTCCTTTGCCAACCTCTCATAATTCGCCCTGTCATCGTCTTCAAAATAAGCTGCAGTAGTTGAGCGACAGTTTACGTGCATGGATGGCAAGTTCACGCCAGTTTTTGCTTCACTAACATTAAACACTTTATTATCTAAACTCCTACAAATTGAACTAGTCCTTGAATCTAAAATTGCAAGATACTCATATCGTTCTATACCATCTTCTTTATAAGCTCTCAGTGTTCCATTATTCAACACATGATTAGATTCCGTTCTAACTAATCTTTGAGCATTTGTATAACCTACATCCATTCTTTCTTTTAATGCAGATGTCATTTTATAAATACTTTGACCTTGTACCATACCTTGAGTTATTGTGTTCCTTAAATTATTT